GTTTTCGCCAAGCCCTCCCGCACCAACAAAAGCCACCTGCAACGCTTCGTGAATTGCCTGTGATGTTGGAATAACCGGCGGCGATTCCTTCAGCCAGAATTCGGCATCCTTATCCGATGCAATAGCGAGAATCTTGGCAATCCCGGCTGTGTCCGTCTCGCTGATAATCCGTGAGACCTCCGACTCCCACTCTTTGCCGAACTGGCCGGCAAGATCGCCGATGGCTTCCCAGTCGAAACGGAGGCGAACCTCGCCCCCGCTCGTCTGGATCGTCACTGTTCCGGTATGCGCGTTTTTACGCATTACGCGGTGGCCGGTGCTTGCGCATCGAATATCGGCAGGCCCGACATTTTGATTGAGACGGTTGCGCGGATTACGTCATCCTGTGAGCCAGCCGGCGATAGTGCCGTAGTGACGCCTTGGAAATACATATACGTTGCGACAGCCCCCGGCGTCGTCGATGCCGGAATTTTCAGGCACCAGCTAAACAGGCCACGAGTTTTCATCGTGAAAATTAGGCCCGTCAAGTCACCATGCGTTGCCTCCCCTGGGTCGAACAGTAGCCCAAAGTCAAGAGACCCAGGATCGAGCTGTCCGGCCAAGAACTCTTTAACCTCGGCGCTGATAAGTGACGTGTCGATGATCGATCTATCGAACGAAAACAACCCGCCGATTTCGGTAACGCCTGCGATTTCCGTGTAAAGAGACGGCGAACCGCCAGCGGTTGCGTCCAGATACAGGATAAGTCCAAAACTTTCCGTTGCTGCCATTGTGTTAGCCTTCCATCGTGACGATTCTGATTGATAAGTGACGCCCGGTAAGGGTGTCGTCGGTTTCGGCCACTGATGGCCCGCCTATGCACTGGCTCATCACATGCTTACCGTTTGGCACGGTCAGGAGTTGCCGGTGCAATATCGTGCGGATGCGTTCCGCGATTGTCTCGATGGCCGCGTCCGAGCCGGTGTTGTCGGCAATGCACGTCACATCGCGGATGATATCGCGGCCCAGTGTGGTAGTGTTGATCCCGTCGAAATGCGTGTCGCTCACCGAGCCTCGGCTGTAGACATACGGCCGGGCGGCGTCGGGCGGCACCGGCCATGCTGTAAAGATAGCCGGGTTTTGCGGCGAGCCGGTGGGATAGGTGGCGAGCAAGGCAACCAGCGTGGCGTCCTGCGAGAGCTTGTCATAGACGGCCTGGGTGATGTCCATCATTTTCTATCCGCCAGAAATTTCAACAAACGTGGCAGGTTCTCAGTCAACGAAGGCCGCAAATATGGCCGCGCCTCTTGGTTGACATTTCGGCCAAGGCTATCCGCGCCACTGAATCCCAATTCCAATCGCCGCGCATAAACCAGATTTGATCCGACTCGTCCGACAATGGCGAACGGCTCCACCACAACTTCGTGAACGATGGATTTTCGCAGCGCGCCAGTCACGACTTTAGGCGGATTTGGCGCGACAGACGGCTCTAGTCCGTAGACCGGACCCGATGCCTCGCCTTCCTTGTTTTTTGGTCGCCGTGTTGGTTGCCCGACACTGATTTTTCGCTGCGCAATACCAGCCAAAGTAAGCATTGCCTTGGCCATTCGCCTTTCGATTTGCACGGCTGCCGCTTTCGTCACTATTTTAGGCGTCCATTTGATATCCACAGCCATCAGGTCACCTCCTCACAAACGCACTCTTTGCGCGTGTCGCTGGACGTGATCGTAACCGCGTCAACCCGAACCGTGCGCCCGCCCTTGCGAACCTGGTCGTCGGCCTGAATATCGGTGGCAAACGGCGTCGAGAACCGCAGCGCCAGGACGCCTCGCTCCTGCATAGCGCGCGGTGTGCGGCTGGCGGAGAGCGGTGACAGCCTGCCCTCGACGCTTGCCGTGGATACAGCGAAGCTATCAATCCAGCCGCCCTTGCCGTCCTCTGTGCGCCCTGCGCGCCAGATTGCGAACCCTGGTATGAACAGGCCAGACGCCATCAGATAAACACCCCCGCTTTATAGCTGCTGAGAATGGCAACCGCGTTGGGTGGCAATCCGCTGGCGACTGAAGAACTGCTCGCGGGCGCGGCGCGCGTGTATGAATAATCGCCATCGCTTTCGCTGATCAACGGCCCGGCCATTCCACCCGCCGAACTGGTGCTGGAACCAACCAGCGACGACATGGTGTAGAACATCGCCAGCTTGACATCCTCTGGCACCGTCCCGGCTTCATAGATGATTTCCCAGCGGCCAACCGGCGTATTCTTGCCGACATAAAATACCTGCGCCGAATGAGAAGCGGCCCAGCGTGATCCCAATGTCAGCCGCCGCAACAGCCCGGTGGACTTTTCAACCTCATAGTCTGTCGTCGCGAGCGCCTCGTCGGTTGCCTTGTCTGTAACGCTGGTGATCGACAGAACAGGATATTCACGGAGCGCAATCGTAGGCTCGCCGCCCATGTGACGCTCGGTGAACGTCGCGCAATCAAACTTGCGCCCTGCCTCGCGCTCGATCAGCGCCGACACCGGATTGATAAGCGCTACAATCTGCGCATCAAAACCCGTGCTGGTAATGCCCAGCCCGTTCTTGATCTCTGAGAGCGTGGCAAGAGCCATTTACCCCCCCATGCTTTTGAGAATACGGAGTTGCGATTCAAGCGAGGCAATCGTGGTGCCGCGTGGCTCGCCGCCGCCGTTGCGGATTTCCTCGCGCAGCCATGCCAACTTGGCCTGGCCCTTCAATTCGGTTGTGTCGGCGATAGGCTTCACCACCCGCTCGACTTCCTCGACCCGTGTCGCCTGCCCGCGCCGGACAAGCGCCCGCGCCGTGCTGGCCCGCATCAGAACATCTTTGCCGTTAAACCGTACCAAGATTTTCATTTAACCCTCGTTGGGAATGGGCGGGCCATTACAGCCCGCCCGGTTGATTATCAGGCGCCCCACTGCACATCATCGAGCACAGCGAAAGCAGTCTGATACTGCAGCGCCATGTCGGTGATCAGCATGGTTTTGATCAGCACGGTGTCCAGATCGACGCCGCTAACCAGCGTGCCGCCCGTGTTGGTGTAGGAAGCGTTTTCCAGCACTTCCATTGTCATATCCTGGGCATCGGCGATCAGGATCGACGGAGCGTGACCGAAGTAAACCTCGGTATCGCCGGTTGCCGGCGAACCACCACTGGCGATTGACGTGCCAATGTTGTTCGTTGTCATCCACCGATAAGCACCGATGCGCGGGATCGTCTCCCGAAGCTCCGGGTAGATGAGATTGCCGTTGGTATCGCGGAGCTTCATCAGGAAAATCAGCACGCGGGTATTGCCCCAGAACACGCCGGTTTCAGGTGTGATCGGAATGTCGTTCCCAAGCACGCCCTGAAGCAGCGAAGCAATATCGGTTTCAACATCCGCGGCCGCGACACCTGTCGATGTAAAGACGTTGGACGTTGCTACCTGCCAGCGAACGCCGGATGGCGTATTGGTGCCTTGCCCGCGAATGTAGGCGGTGTCCGTGGCCGTAACCATCGCTCGGGTGACATCCCGTGCAATCACTTCCTCGGTGTTCGGCGTGCTGAACATGATCAATTCTTTGGTAACTGCCGTCTTGATCATCAGCTTTTTCCGGGTCAGCGTCACGCTGTCGAAGACAGGCTGCTCGGCGTTGACCACGGCAAGCTCGCCGACCCACTGCCCAGCGGTGCCGGTTGCTACGCGCGGGATCTGCAGGGTGCCGGTCGGGTTGCCGATCAAACTTGCGCCGGATGCACGCACGATGGATGCCGGGCGCAGCGCGTCGATGACCTGATCGTGTACGCTTTCCTGCACCATCTCGACGGCGCCGCCGGTTGTGGTCGATGTCAGCGCCTTGTTGATGCGAGTGCCGCTGATGACCTTGGCCACCTCGTTGCCGTCGCCCCACCGTTCGGTGGCAATGGCTTCCGCACGGTCAAGATCGTTGTGCGCGGCATAGATCGCCTTGATGGTCGCGCCAAGAACGTTGCGAATCTCAGACTTGCGGTGGAAATGCGCAGGCGCGGCAAACAGCTTGTCGCTTGCCTTGGTGGTTTCAGCGGTCGGCTTCATCGCGGCTGCAATGGCCTTCCCGATTGCGTCGGCCAACTTGTCGTTGAAGGCATCGCTGGCGATGATGTCGTCGGCGGTCTTGACCACCGTTTCGGCTTTGATTTTCGTTTCTTCCGTCATTTCAAGACCCTTTAGTCTTGGGGTAGGTGTTACGACAAACGCCCGCTGTGTTGGCGGAACGCCTTTTCAATCGCAGGCACAACGGCCTTTGACACGATGCGATCAGTAATCGCGTCGATTTCTTCCGGCGACAAACCCTTGGCCTTGTCGCGCTCATTCATGACATGCTCTTTGGCGTGGGATAGCATCAGGCGCATGTACTCGATGCCGCGTGAGCCGCGCACCAAACAGCGGACCTGATTCACAACGTCTTCGAGTTTGTAGCCGTCAACGTGTCTTGCTGCCCATTCTTCGCGGGCGCGGATACCGTCTTCTGATGTGAATGTTTCAGGGTCAACACAACCGCCCAGCGACCATATCTCCGGCCAGTCGTCCTGCAGCGCCTTGGCCTCGGCCAATGGGAACGCGCGATACTCGGACGTGAGCAGCGACACCGGCAAATCCATCCCGGCTTGCGGCCAGTCGGTGAAATCCTGCGTTTTCTTGAATGCCTCGGCATCCTTTACAAGTATGTTGATTGTCGAAACGCCCGCCGCCTCATACTCGGCCTCGTCTTCCTCGGCAGCGGCTTCCTCTTCAACCACCACGTCGGCGGTCGGCGGCAGATCGTGGCTGTGACCCTCGGCTGGCTCCAGAACAGCCGCGCCGTCTTCGTCATA